GCTGAGCATCCTGACTTCGAGACTGACCAGGCGCTGCGGTCTGATGTGCAGGCAATGCTCGAGAGCAACACCAGCCTCGACCTCGAAACGGCCTATTGGGCTGTGATGGGGCGCAGGAAGCAGGCAGCAGCTGCTGAGGCGCAGGAGGCGCAGCGCGCGAAGCGCCAGGCCCGCAAGAAGGCTGCGCAGGCCACTGGCATCGGGCGCAAGGGTCTGGCCTCGCAGCCCTCGAGGGGCGAAATGCGCAAGATGAGCAACGCAGACCTGCTGGCGCTCGCGAAGGCGATGCACCAGGGTTGAGGGGGCACGGGGTAGACGCGCGAGAGCGAACGCGGTAGCCTTCCGTCAAGGCGCGCACCGCTATGTCTACCCCGTGCGTTCGGGCGACCACTGACGCTGCAGCCACAGCACTCCCGAGTGGGAGCACGCTTCAACCCGTGCATCACTTCAATGGAGGCCTGCTATGGCTCCCCAGTCGGTCATTTCGACCACGCTGCAGCTGCTGCGTGACAAGCTCATCGATAACTCCTTCATCGCTCACCCCCTGATCCGCGCCATCGAGGACCACGGCAACCTCATCAAGGTGTCCGGTGGCCTGCGCGTCGATCAGCCGGTCATCTTCGGTGACCACAGCTCGATCACCGAGCTCAGCAACGGCTTCGAGCCGGTCAGCATGGCCGTCACCGATCCGTTCCAGACTGCGAAGTTTGAGTACTCGAACTTCACCCAGCCCATCGTGCTGAGCGCAGTCGAGAAGGCTGCCAACAAGGGTGACCTCGCGATCGTCAACATCCTCGAGTCGAAGATGAAGAATGTGATGCTGAGCCTCAAGAAGGAGGTCAGCAAGCAGATCATCGTCGGTAACTCGGGCAAGATCACCACCCTGCAGACCCTCAACGGCAACGGCACCAGCCTGGTCGCCCCGGACCCCACCGGCTGGCTCGAGGGTGTGGCAGGCGCGTCGCAGGTCAACGCTGTGGGCACGCTCGCCAAGACCACCTACCGCTCGCAGAACTGGTTCAACCAGTTCGTTGACGCTGGTGGCACGCTCGCGCTGAGCCACCTCGATGAGCTCTTCATCCAGACGCAGATCTACAACCCGTCTGGCACCACCCCCGACATCATGCTGATGTCCCCGAGCTGCTACGCTGCGTTCCTGGCTCTGATGGACTCGCGCATCCAGTACATCAACGTCACCGACCGCGACGGGCTCAACGGGCAGATGGTGGCAACCTACCGGGGTGCCCGCATCTACGTTGATCCGAACCTCGGATTCACCGCAGCCGCTGCCTCGGGCATGGGTGCGAAGTCGGTCAGCGCCTACCTGCTGAGCTCCGACCAGTTCCAGCTCTACGTTGACACCGATGGCTTCTTCAACGTGTCCGACATGATGCCCGTGCCGGGTACCGCCACGGAGGCTGCGATGGTGTTCTGCCGGATGCAGCTGGTGACCGGTCACCTCGCTTCCCACGCAATCCTCATCGACGCGGAGGCCTGATCATGGCAACCTCGACGCTCATCCAGTACCTCGCCCCCGGTGAGGCCTCCGACACCTCGCACCGTCGCCAGGTCGAGACGTTCATTGCGGGTGGCACCATCGCTGCCCTCGATGTGGTCGGCTCCGACACCAGCAAGACCGGCGCTGACAAGGCGCTGTATGTCATCCAGGCTGCGAACGTCGCAACGGGCAACCCGCTCGCAGTCGGTGTGGCGCTCAACGCTGCCACGGCTGGGCAGCCGGTGCGCGTGGTGGTCGCTGGCTACGTCGCTGATGTGAACTGCGCAGGTGGCACCATCGGCGCGGCTGGCCTCCCCCTCTCCGCTGGCAAGACCGCTGCGGGTGAGGTGGACGCGTCCGCTGCCTCCGATACCGCTGGCTGCTTCGCTGTCAGCCTCGAGGCGAAGGGTGCGACCACGGCCAACAAGGTCGCCATCATGGTCAAGAAGCAGTTCTGAGCCCACTCCGTAGCGTCCCCCCGCTACACTGGCCCCGGCGGTTCCCTGTGGCCGTCGGGGCCTTTCAGCAGGCAGGAGTCAAGTGTGAATCTGGCTGACCTCCGGGCGTTTGTGGGCAACCTGCTCGACTACGACCCCACGAATGACACCTATGACACCCAGCTTGACACCCTGCTGAATGACGCTCAGGCGCGACTGCTCACCGATCGCGCCTGGGATTTCTGCCAGCGTGAAAGCAACGTCACCATCCCCACTGATGATCAGAGCTCATTCAGCGTCATCAACGGGTCTGCGACGGTGGCAGGGGCATCGTTCCCCTACTCGGCTGACCCTGTGCTGCCTGGCTCGCGCTGGGAGGGGGCTGAGGTCAGCATCACTGACTCGAACGATGTGACCGGTGAGTACCGGGTGCGGTTCGTGTCTGGCACCACGCAGCTCTACCTTGATCGCGACTTCGAGGGCACGACTGGCACCTACTCGGTGACCGTGCGCATGCGCGAGGTTTACCTGCCCTCAGACACTGCGACGGTGATGGCTATCAATGACCTCGAGACAGGTCTGCCCACCCCGCAGTTCTACCTCAGCAAGTTCGATCGGGATGATGCGAGGCTTGACCGCAGCCTGCTGGGGAGGCCTGAGGCCTACATCCCCAGCCAGGGTGTGCGCATCCCTGCGCCTCGCAAGCCCACAGGGGTCAGCGTCATCACACCTGGCGCAGGTCGAGGCACCCGCAGTGTCACCGTCTACATGTGCAACGTGTATGGCCCCGACCCTGAGACGCCGATTGAGTACCGGGCAGGGGTGTCTGGTGGTCGCGAGTCAGCTCTGAGCACCGGGGTCACCTACAACCTCGCTGATGATGAAGAGCTGACCTTCACCCCCGAGGCGCTCCCCCTGAGCACGGGCCTGTATCGGCGCTACTACTTCACCTGCCCGGAGCTCGGCATCAGGGCACCCGTGCGAGTGCGCCACACCGTCAACGCACCCCCAGGGATCGACGTTGACACCATCGATCCCGCTGGTGGTGTCACCATCCAGAGCGACACCAGGGTCAGCACCCTCGACTCGCAGGCATTCGCGAGCGATGCAGTGCGCCACAGAGGCAGCACGGGTGTGTACCAGAGCTTTCGGTTGTACCCGCACGTCAGCACTGACACCCGGTTCAGCATCAGGCGACTCATCACCCCGAGCCCGATGCTCGAGGATCAAGACGTGCCCCTGGTGCCCCAGGCCTATGCGCAGGCCATCGCCTATGCGGCCCTTGAGCAGATCACGCTCAAGCATGACAACGCGACCCTGAGCGCAGTCTATGAGCGCAAGCGCCAGCAGCTGCAGCGCGAGCTCGAAGCACGGTTTCTGGGCAAGCCACCCAGGCGCATCAGGCGAGGGGGTGGGCTGCCCGTCGCCTACCCGAATCCGTTCGGGCCTCTGGTCTACACCCCATAGGAGGCCACTGTGCAGGGCATCACTGAGCAGGCCCCTGAGCTCGGGGCTGTAGTCGAGTTCCTACCGCAGCCTCGCGACGCGATGACGGTGCTCGAGAATGTGACCGTTGACCCGCAGACCTTCGGCTGGTCTACCCGTGTCGGCTACGAAAAGTTCAGGGCAGACCCTGCTCGAGGCTTCGAGCCATGGAACACCCTGGGGCCTATCGACTCGCTGTTTGTCTACGAGCAGCAGCCAGGTGGCAGCCGCTACACCATCCTCTTCGAAAGTGAAGGCACCCTGTACCTCTACTATGAGGTCGGTGGTGTGGGTGGAAAGCTCGCGCTGCAGAGCGGTCGCACCGTCCCTGCGCCAAATGAGTATTCGAGCACCTACACCGTGCTCAGTGATGGGGTGCTCATCACCAATGGGCGCGATGCCCCTGTGGTGGTGCGCTGCTGGCCCTTGCCAAACCTCACCACGCTGAACACTGTGCCCACCATCGCGCAGCAGCTGATTGAACCCCTCGGGTTCACCTCGGTGCCTGCGCCTGACCTGATGGGGGTGACCACGCTGAACGGGGCGACCTCGACCACCCCACCCACCTCCCCCACTGCGACGGGTGACTATCTCAACCTCTGGTGGCCTTCGGAGCCCGGTGGCATCAGCAGGCCTGGCGAATACGGGCTGGGGTTTGCCACGAACACTGCCAGCACAGCCGGGCAGGAGGCTGAGTTTCAGTACCGGGTGAGCTTCCTCAAGGCTGATGGCTCTGAGTCGCCCCTGAGCGGGGAGGGGTTCGTCAAGTGGCAGCTCGAGGCAGGGGTGAAGGGGTTCAGGTACTGCACTGGCATGCGCATCCCCATCGGTCCCCCTGGCACCGTTGCCCGGCGCATCTACCGGACGCAGAATCAGAGCTTCGACAGCCCCACCTACGGCGACACCGACTACTACTTCATTGACCAGCTCAACAACAACGTCGAAGACCTGTGGTTTGACCCGTACCGCAGCAGCGCAGTCGGTGCCCTGGCACCAGCTCTGACTGAATCGGTGCCCCTGCCTGCGACCACTGCCCGCAGCGCTGCCACGTTCGGTGATTGCCTGTGGCTTGATGGTGGAGCTGCAGAGCCCTTCACCCTCTTCTACTCGAAGCCTGGCAGGGCTCACCAGTTTGCAAGCACTGACTACATCAGGCTCAGTGCACCCGGTGGCGGGATCGTGCGCCTGTTTGCGCATTACAACGTGCTCATCGTGCTGCGTGAGAATGGTGTTGATGTGGTGCAGGGCAGCCCTGACGCTGGCTTCACTGTGACCACAGTGACC